TCAGGCGAGTTTGTACCCCGTGATAGCCCACGTTCCATCCGTTTTCTTAATGACCAATACATCGAACAGCTGCTGTATGACAAATTTACGTTGTGCGCGATCTAGATTAGGCCAGTTGGTACGCAAGTGATCGATTTTTTGTGATATGTCCTTCGCTGTTCGCACGCTAGGGCCAGAAGTTGACTGTTGTAGTTTGGACAATTCCTCTCTCCATGGAATCATCTTCCTAGCTTCCTCGTCCATTAACTCCTCATATAACGTGTAATCCAACTTTCCACTTCCCATAGCCCGGGTGTAGTTCTTACGCTTTAACTCTGCTTCATCAATCATCTTACTCAGGCGTTTGATTTCTTTTGTGCTATCCTTCTCGTTGATCTTTTTATCTGGCTGAATCGAATCAAATTTGAACGAGTCCAAGAAATCAAGAAACAGAACATCTAACTTTTTCTCTCCGATGTCACCCGCATAACAAGGATCTACACGCCTATTCCCACTACACCGATATCTTGGACGTTTAGTATCTCCTTTTTCGGTGGTCATTTTCCCGTGATATGACCGACCGCACTCCCCACATTTAACAACCGTCGCATATGGAAAATCGTAAGAAGACTTACTCAAATAACCTTCGAGTCTCCGCTTACTGACCTTTTGCGCTTCTTCCCATATTTCCATCGTTACAATGGCTTCATGCGTATCATGGACAATGATTCTCTCTGACTCATCATCTGACTTCTCTTTCCAGTGAGTAGCCCCAATGTAACTCGGGTTTATCACCATATCTCCGATCACGCTCTCGTACCACAGACCGCCCAACATAGAAGGTATCCCCTCGTTATTCAACTCCTGAGATATTTTAATCTTACCCCAGCCGGTCGTGTATTGATCGAATATGCGCCGAACAATTACTGCTTCTTCCTCATTGATGTACAGGGACAAATCTTCTTTATTCACATTATAACCGTATGGACGCTTGGACGAATTGCGTAGGCCGCTCTCAGCGCGCTTACGTTGGCCCTTAATGACCTCTTCACTCAGATTCTCTCTATACCATTGGGCAAAAATGCCGAGCATATAAACGAACATACGGCCCATTGCAGAGGATGTGTCAATGTTCTCGGATATGGATACAAGCTTAATTTCCTTGCGTTCAAAAACAGACAGCAGCTCGTGTAAGTCTCCTACATTACGGGTAAGTCGATCCAGTTTATGAACGACAACAACTTTTATATTTCCTGCATCTATATCCGATAGGAGGCGTTTCATGTCTGGGCGATTAAGGTTTTTTGCGGATTTACCAGCATCAATGTATCGATCATATAAGGACCAACCTTGATCATTGATGTGCTTGATGTTCTTCTCTGCCTGTACTTCAAGGGAAAACCCTTCACGTGCTTGCTCGTCGGAACTCACCCTTTCATAAGATGCAGCCGGCAACTGAAGATCTGACTTTACTTTCACAACCATGTTGTCCCTCCCGAATAGTTGATACCCTCTATTATGGAGTGAGTGGGGGAAAAGTAAAAGCCTATCTCTTATATGAAACTATTGTAATATTACCCAATACCTATTATTATGTCATAGGGGACACCAAATCTCGCCTAGTCAGGTGCTTGAGTTATGCTGATTGGGGCGGCAGAAGCAATGGCGAAGCTAGCTGCTGAGAAGGAGGTGTCATATGAGGTGCCATCATACATCATCTCGTATTCAATCCCAAACTCGCAAAGGAAAAGCAACTTTTCGTTGTGACCAATGCGGGAAGTCTTATCGAGGAAGAACCTCGATTTAGGCGGGGGAGAGGGGAAACCCTCTCTTTTCTTATTTACAACATAAACCAGAACGTATATACTTGTATTGAGATGATTTATGATTGCACCTCGAAGCCCCTCCAGCCCCCCAATAGCTGGAGGGGCTTTTTTTACACAAAAAAAGGCCCTTCGTTTAGAAGAGTCTTTTTTTCATGCCCAGGTTGACGACCAGCGGGTTTATTCTGCCGATGTAACATTCAGAGGAATTAACCGCCCAAAATGTATATGCAGGGGAAGGTGTTGGTCGCACCTTCCTTTATTTATTATAAGCTTACCATGATGAGATTAGACGTGCAATATAAAAGACCCCAATGGATGGGAGCTATAATTATCGAATCATCTTCATTAATTCAGTATTGTAATCATCCAATTCTTGAATTGCTGCATCTTTTAAAACTTCTCTGACTAATACACCATCTTTCTCTAAATAGTTTATCAAAGTAGAGATTGATGATTTTAGTTTTTCGTGGAGTTTAATTATCCCGGATATTTCATCATACTTTTCTTCTACAGACTTCAGGTCATTACTAATACCGTTTATATAAGCAAGGTTTGTTTTGTTCTGATGGGTTAGATCTAATTTATCGTATTTCCTGTACTTTTCGGCCATCCCTTTATATTTTTGCAGCAAAGGATCTATATCAACCCAATACTCTTTAATGTGCTTCAACATTTCATTTTCGTCGATATGTGATTTAGCTTGTTCAATTAAAATTTTTGCATCACTATCTTGAGGTCGCTCGATTAGAGAAATTTCAAAGTAACGGTATGCTTCTTCATAATTACCGGAAATCAAAGCATCCTTACCCATACGCATATTTTCTTCATACGGATTTGCCGGTTGAGAACATGCAGACATAACTAATAAAATAACGATAATTAATGCGAATCGCATTTGACACTCTCCTGTTATGGAATAATGGATGTGATCTTTACTTCTTCGATCTTTTGTATAAATTTTTCTTAGTAAATACTGCTGCTACGATTATGGCTGGGAATATAGGATAAAGAACATTTATGGATCCGGTTCCGCTTCCAGTCAGGTAATCCATTGGGATGGATAATGCTACAAAAACAATGTAGGAAACGAATAGATACCCCAAGAAAACATAGGCTTCCTTTAACATTCCTGGCTTGGCATTAGGATCGGTTGATTTTTCATCATCTTTTGTTGGCTTAACTTGCTCATTAATAAGGCCTTTCATAGCCACACTCTCCTATAAATGGGTATATGTATGTTATCGGCGTATAGATGGACATAATTTACAGCAAGGAGGGATAGTTATGCCAATGCCGGTGTTTGACGAAAATAATGAGGTGGTTGAAATGGATACGGATGAAATTTTCTGTATATTTAAAGACGAAACACGTCGAATTGTAGTGCAAACTGAAAGCGGTAATTATTATTTTCCGTCAACAATCGAACAGATCCAGGCGATCATGGGGAAGTACGGATTTTATCAGATCGATAAGAACCATGTAATCAACGTCAAGCAAGTCAAAGCTTTCAAGAGGGGGGAAGTATTCATTGATGGAGTCCATTATTATGTAGCAGCTCGCCGTCAAAAGGGATTAATGGATATTTTACGACGTTCACGTAACACAAACGTATAAAATGGTCGACAGCATTCGACAGACAAATGAATAAATTCTCATATACAATGAAATTAACTTAAAAACAGACATAAAGTTTCATTTACTACAGGTTGGCGATGGCGTACAATGGCGTTGTAATCGCTTTATTGCAGCAAACACCAGTACGACAAATGTTGTACCTGATCCGTGAAGCAGCAGATGCTACTTCATTTACTGCCGAAATTCCCATACATAAATATCGTCAAGTGTACACGTTAGATAATGGGCTATCAGGACTGCTGTTCTTATGTTCATTACCTTCCTCAGAGTGCAGTAATCCGATATTTGCGATTTGCTCTTACCGGTTACATCAGCAAGCCACTGCTGATCTTTACCTATTCGTTTGAGCAATGTTGGGACTCGGCAGCGGACGGGTACAGGTTCCATGTCCGTGCCACCTTATTTTTTTATTCTCCAAAAACAGAACATATGTTCCTTTTATCTAGTTGTCATGCTATCATGAAAGTACAAGAAACTTGTACAAGGGGGATATTACTGTGAAAAAAAAGAACAAGCATGAATTTATTGATAAACTAATGGTGATATCGAAATCAGACAAAGAATTTTTAAAAAAAGAAATAAAAATAATCATAAACAAAAATACATGAGTTATTTATCTTTTTTAAATCTCTCCATTAATTCTAATATGTACTTCTGATCGGACTCTTTTAAAGTTACATACATCTCAACTAATTCAACATCCTCATATAAGTCTTTTGAAACTTTACTTTCCCCAGCAATTAGCCAATTCAAATCAACATCAAAATGTTCGGACAGCTTGTTTAATGTTTTTAGATCAGGTTCTCTGGAACCATTTTCATATCCCGAGTAAGTGGTCCTCGCAATTCCTAAGCGACGGGCTATTTCTGTTTGAGATAAACCAGTTTTACTCCTCAATTGACGCAATCTCTCGCTAAACAACTTCGTTCCACCTCCTTCAATAGACTATTATAACGACGCGAAATGCATCCTTAAACAAGTTGACGCAAAATAGGTAAATTCAATAAAAATAATAGTTGACATGACGCGATATGCGTCATATAATCAAAATAACAAAACGACGCAAAACGCGTCATGAAAGGAGATCGCTATGAGAGAATGGCTGGTAAACATCCGTAAGAATAAAGACCTAACGCAAAAACAAGTTGCCGAGAAATGCGGAATTTCCAGAAGTTACTATGCGGATATTGAACAAGGAACAAGGAATCCAAAGGCCGTTACAGCTCAAGCAATTGGTCACGAATTAGGATTTGATTGGACACATTTTTTTGTGCAAAACGGACGCAAAACGCGTCACAATGACAAAAACGTCGCTTAATGCGAGTAGTTTACCTCATTAAATTATTTATTGAAAGGTGGAACAAAAATGCAATTGTTCAACTTTGGTCAAAACGCATTGCGTGTTATTGATAAGGACGGAGAGCCTTGGTTCATTCTGAAAGATGTCTGTGAGTTGTTGGAAATTGATCAAGTAGCAGGAATTAAACGGAGGTTGTCCGATGATGTGATTTCAAATCACCCCATACCTGATTCATTAGGACGCATGCAAGACACCACAATCGTCAGCGAAGACGGACTATACGATGTGATCCTTGAAAGTCGCAAACCTGAAGCTAGGGCGTTTCGAAAGTGGATTACAAGTGAAGTTATCCCGTCCATACGAAAAACAGGAACGTACAGCATTGATCGACCATCGTACATGATCGACGATCCGATAGATCGGGCGCAGAAATGGATTGATGAAGAACGCCAGCGTCAGGCGCTAATGGCACTTAACCGCGAGAGGGACGAGCAGTTGTATTTACAAGCTCCGAAGGTCGCACTTTATGACACGGCGATGAATGCTAAAAACAATTTCACTATGGAGCGTGTTTCGAAAACGATTGGCTATGGTCGCAACAAACTATTCGACTTCCTGCGGGAGAAGAAAGTACTTCGTACTAATAATATGCCTTATCAAGAGTACCTGGATCGTGGATACTTCGACGTTCGACAATACAGCATTACTCACCTGACGAGTGGTATCGAGAACAAGACGCAAACGTTGGTAACACCAAAAGGCATGGCCTACATTCATAAGCTGCTGACTGAGGGCGGCAAAATATCATAAGGAGGCCCACCCATGAACCTACCAGAAAAGCTCCGCAATATGGGCATACAGCCCGTACCAGAGGCAGGAGAGAAAGTAAACGTGCTCTTATCTGATAATAAAATCCGCGCATTAGCAGACGTATTTATCCCGCAGAGTAAGGAGCAGAAGGGTGCATAACAACTTATAAGGAGGCTCCACCCATGAACATCAACTTTCCCGAAGTAAAGACTCAGCCCACTCCAGGCATGATGAAACGTCTACACCAGCTTGCCTATGAACAGAGCGTTAAGAGAGCTGGGAAAGATGCTATAGGCGCATGAAAAAAGCATATTTCGCACATCATTACCTGTTATTACGCTACCGTAACTGCCGAACCGAAGAGGAGAAAACGAAGCTTGCCCGATCATACTTTGATCAAATGGCAGAAGAAGTCGACAAAGCTATGAAAGGAGCTCTGGAGCATGAAACGACAATCATTGTTGCAACGAGTGGTGTCGGAGAAATCACAGCTTATCGAACATAAGCGTCATGGAGAGCTTGCGGAGTACGGACCTGAGAATTATGACGACCTGATGTCACTATTCACCGATATGATCACCCATTTATCCATTGAGGAGGAGAAGGAACATGCAGCATAACAAGATACAGCCTGTAAGTGGTCCTAAGCCTATTATTCGCTATCCCGATCAAGGAGGCACATGGAATCGCAAAGGTGAGGTGAGGATTGTATGAACTGGCGTCACCTAATGAGCCAAGTGGAATGTATGATGCTAGACTCTCAAGTCACTTTAGAGGAGTACAAGGAAATCATCTCCGAGGAAAAGTGGTACGAGCATCCGGCGATGGCAACGCAAAAATGGTGGTTCGGACGCGGCAAGCAAGGTTTGGTCGAGGTCACATTCCAGCAAATACGCTCTATGTGGGGCTGGATGGGGATTGATACAGAGGTCGTTACCGGAGCGATGCGTTACAAGATCGCTGAAACAGTGGACGAGCTAATACGGATCGATGAAGAAGAAGCCCGTCATGATTTGAAAGTCGAGTTGGATAAAGCAGTAGAGGGGGCGGCGGCGTGATCATCGTTAAACGGAAAGTTTTCGTTAATGCGACGGACGAAGTGGTCAATGAATTCCTATCGAAGATTCATGCAGAGGACATTATATCAACACACTTTGCAGTATATGGACATCAAGAATCTTCAGACGAGTGGACAACCATCTTCTACAGAGAGGTGAAAGCCTAATGTACACGGTAAGTGCTTGTTGTCTCCGATCCATCGAACCAGGTATACGCGAAGAACAGCCATTAGGCGATGGTTATACGATCCGTTATCAAGTTCCTGTATGCGGCTGTTGCGGTAAAGAGGTAGAGGATACGGTGCAAGTGACGGAATGTTGCGGACTGGAGAGGTGCTGCTGTGAGGATCAAATACGAGAGGACGTTCCTGATACTCGGGTCCATACCCACCAGTAGGCGAATGAAAATCCTTTATGCCAAGTGTCATTCGAAATGGGTCGAGCAGGGACGAAAAAAGGCGCAGTAGGATGCGCCCTTAAGGAACTGAGAAAAGGTTATAAAGCAAGTTTACCACAGGTGGTGGTCAATATGGAAGTGGTGTATAAACACGTTTTAAAGCGGAAAGACGGAACTCTCGTCAATCTGCACTACGAACCGGTCAAACTGATAAGTAAGGCCCAAAAAGTCGACGAAGAGTTGTTTAAAACGATGATGAATGGATATTACAAGCCCCATAACCCTGATGATTTCTATATGCAGCCTATACGAATAACGTACGAGGAGGTAACGGAAGATGTGCAACAAATCGGATACGATCGGAAAGATAGCAATGGCTCTGGTGAAGTTTAGCGAAGAAGTGCGACCCATCGAAAAGGATGGAACCAATCCGCATTTTAGATCTGCTTATACAACGCTGGACCACATGATCGATTCAACAAAGCCTATTCTCACCAAGCACGGGCTAACGGTCATGCAGTTTCCTGGGGGAGATGGTCAGAAAATTACCATCCGAACCATGGTCATTCATGAGTCAGGCGAGTGGATTGAAACTGAGCCTTTGACGCTCCAAGCAGTCAAGACAGACCCGCAGGGAGCCGGATCCGCCATCACATACGCAAGGCGTTACAGTTATGCCGCGGCTCTCTCTTTATCGCTTGGTGATGATGATGACGGAAATGGGTCCTCACACGTTCCACAAGGCTCGTACAACCGCCAACAGAACCAGACGAACCAACAATCGTCACAGTCACAGCAAGAGCGAACAACGCAATCTCAGCAGTCTGGCGGGTCGAATGAACGGAAGGCGACGGAAGCGCAAGTAAAGATGTTAAGAGCAAAGCGTAATTATGCCGGATTCGAGGGGAACGAAGAGATTTCACGGTTTCTCGGGTTCGATATCAGCAGCCTAACAGAGCTTCCAATCTCGAAGGTCAATGACCTTATTAGATTCTTGGATGAACAGAAACAACCATCACGTTAAGAGGGCTTAATCGCCCTCTAAGGAGGTCTACCCATGGACTTATCCAAGCAGCCAGCCTATAGCGTCCCTAAGCCCAACTTTAAGCGCGGTAAGCCAACAGCCAAGCAGCGGGGAGCAATCCCCGATAAGGTACGCAAAGAGGTTGATGCACGGTCCGGTGAGTGCTGTGAGAGATGCGGGAAGCATAAGAATGCTGTTTGGACGCTGGAGAAGGCTCATGTTACGCGTCGGTGGCGCTCAGAGAGTAAATGTACCGCATACGACATAGTGAACCTCTGTGGACCTTCTAGCGACTCTAGCACATGCCATCATTGGGCGGATTATACGAGAGCCGGTAGAGAGTGGCTCCAGCAATTTAAACTGACATTGGAGGAATCGGCTTAATGCAGGTTTTAGTTGTTTTCCACAAGTCGAACAGGAAATTAATCGCCACGTTTGAGTTGAACACCATAATCACTGAAATGAACGTGCTGGTTGTTCCTGGAGTTGCCTATGTACTGACTGCTAAAAAGGACATTTTTCGCACTGCTCCAAATGGAGAAGTATTTGTGAAAGAAATCTAACGTTAATCATAGGCCGGACGGCCTCCAATTCGACTGAATCACCCAGCGCAGCGGGGGCCGACCCATATTTGAGAGGAGCTAATAATCATGGATAACCAAAAGATACAGGAGATTATAGCGCACAGAAAAGGACAGCTATCGAAAGCTGATCCCGAAAAACACCATCACGCCCGCTACTTTGTAATCCCTACACCTGAGCTTCAATTGCTAGTCGATACCTTGGAGCAACAACAGAGGGAGATAGAACGGTTACGGACGGCGCTAGAACAGGCACAACGTCATATGAGCCGGGAGCAATTCATGAGTGCCGAAACGGTCGTTGACGAAGCTCTAGCTCGCAAGGAGGTGTCTACGGATGTCCAAGATGACACAGAGAGAGTATAGAGGCAAGAGGATTGATAACGAACAATGGATAGTGGGCTGGTATTCTGAGTTGAGATTCACGAAACCATTTGAAGATAAGGTGACTACATGGTCGTACATTGATGATCCATGCGGAGTGAAGATTCCGGTCGATCCCGATACAGTAGGGCAATAGACCGGACGGGACGATGACAACGGAGTAAAGATATTCGAGGGAGACTTTTATCGACCGGAAGATAACGGTTATGGAATTGTCAAATATGAGCCAGGAAGGTATTACATCGATTGGGTTTCTCGCTTTAAATTCGGATCGAATGGCAGTTTGCATATGAATCTACACGGTGAAGTAATCGGCAATCGTTGGGACCATCCTCACTTACTCAAGGGTGAGGGATAGTAGATCCAAACTATGCAGGAAGGAGTAGGGCTGAATGAAGACAACAAAGAAGCAGAAATTAGCGAAACAATGCAAAGATATGCTTAAAAATTGCTATTCCGATGGGGGAATTGCAAGCGATAACGAATATAATCAGTTTCTTTGTGACTACGCCCCTGATATGGTGCAGTACATGTCAGTAGAGGGGCTACTATGGCTCAAAGATAAGATGGATAGAATCTATGAGAATACGCTAGATAGCGATAAAGCATTGTAAGTAGTTTCGCAGTACGACGATAACGGATTCGATCCATATTGTGAAGGAAAGGAGTGAGCGAAATGAGGTTTGCAATTGCCAGTAAAGCCAACGGATGGGAAGAGTATATGTGCGAACAACAGGGGTTAGATTGTTTTTCTGATGACCTTGGCAGTGCGTTGCTGTTTTATAACTGGCGCAATATTCCTTTCCATGTGCTGGAGCCAACTGATTACATCGTTAAGGTCGAAGAGGATGAAGAAGGCGGTTTGTTGGTCGTTGGTACATTGAGCAAAGAGGAAATGGACGAAAATAGTTTTTGATGAACAGTACGACGATATGACGAATCAGGCCGAAGGCGATCGCTCGACAGCAATACTCAGGCGAAGCCGGAGGCCGTAGGAGGGGTTTAGATGACAAGGGAGCAACAGGGGATGGATAAACGGATAGAGGAAATGAGAAGTCAATATCAGGCGGGAATGAGAATTTCGATAGACATGGACAGCACTATGAAGTTGGTTAGAGACAACGAATTCCTACTTGAGGAAATGGACCGAATTCAGGGCCTATTGGATCAAGCCAATAAAACGGTTATAGCGATGTTGACTGAAAAAGAATCGAAAGAACATCATCTAAAAATGATGGAGGAATTCGATTCTCGTTATCGTCATTCGGAGTTTGACTTCGCTCATTTGCAACAGGAGGTATCTCGCATCCAGGTAGAGAGGGATAAAGCCATAGCAGAACTGAAAAGGTTCGCTGATCGTGATCCTTATGCAACTGGTAGTAGCGCTAAACGTGTCCTCTCTGAACTAGGAGTACCCCATGATCCACTGGACTGATTATATAAGATATTTCCCTAAACATTTAAGAGCAAACCTATGGTTCGGCCTCCGCCTGACGGCTAAGCGATTGCGGTCGAATCGGGGGCGCTAACGCGCAAAACCAAGACGAAGGAGGGCATGGCGATGTCATTAGGTGTCACTCGGTGGTATGAGCGAATAGCTAGAAAAAAACACATTTGTGTGGATTGTGAGCAGGGCATAGAACCCGGAACAGCCTACGTGGAGCAACGAACCGCTTATACCGAAAATGGGAAATTCGGCAACTTTTCAGTGAAAATCCATCGCACATGCCATGATCGTTTGGAGAAAGAGAACGAGGAATACCAAAGAGAAATGGCGCAGACAATCAGCAACGAACATATGTGGGAGCACAAATACCCCTAGTCCCCCATCCCCTCAAATAACGAAGGAGGCAGACAAATGAAAGAATCATTACGAAAAAGAATAGGTACTTTTGAGATTACTAGGGAGTTTGTGCTAGATGCTCCAGATGCTGTATTGGCGGTTATGTCCAAAGTAATCGTTGTCAGATGCGAGTTTATGTATCACAAGAACACACTGGAATATCAGGCGGTATCCCCTCATTTTGACGAGGTTCCGGACATTGAAATCCCGCCGCGGTACTCGGTGAAGTTCGATATCGAAGAACCGACAGATACTAGCACCGGATCAGTGACCGCTCACTTTGTACGCGAGTCCTGATCCGGCACAAATTCCAGCAACTCTCCAACTGTACACCCGAAGTAGGAGCAGAGGGCGTTGAGTGTTAGCCCTCTTTCTCCTCAATCAGCTTGCGGTAATCCTTCACGATCTTGTTGAGCTGCTGGCTGAATTTACGATCTTCTTTAGCGGCCATATCCTCAACGTACTCTATAACCTCAGGGTCCAGTGTGACAGACCGTTTGTCCTTGTTAACTTGCTTCACCATTAATCTCACCTCAGCGCCATTATAGCATGTTATACGATAACAATATTTATTATCCTACTACAGTAGACAAAGTAGGATAAAGTAGGATAGAATAGAAACAAGAAAACATAACCAGAAAGGAATGAGCGATATGGCAAAAATGTATTACCACGAATGGACGTCTACTGACGACCAGATACTTACTCAAATCATGACAGCGCCGGATCGCAAAAAGGTGCTGGAACGATTCAAGGAAGCCGGAGAACGTCTACAACGAACCGCTAAGTCGTGCCAGAATCGGTGGTATGAAATACGCCAGGATCGAACGGCGGTGTAAGTATGAAAAATAGATTCAAGATCGAGGGAGACATAGCAACAATATACATTCCTTACTTGGACCAAGTTTTGGAAACAATCATTGACACAAAAGACTTGCCTGTTGCTCAGTCGTTCATTGGCACTTGGAGAGCATTCTCAACAAGGCCAGGTAAATATTACATCGGTGGTGGAATCTTCTTCAGAAGAAACGGAAACATCCCAGGACACACTAAGCAATTTACGCTTGCACGGTTATTAATGGGATTTCCCGAAGAATTGGTAGTGGATCATATCAACGACAATTCTCTAGATAATAGGAGATCCGTTAACCTTCAAGCCATTACCAGCTCAGAGAACGTCAAGAAGCAAATAAAAAAACGGGGAAAAGGTGTCTACCGGACAGTTAGAAGGCGAGCAGGAGAGCTTGGCCTAGGCCACCTTTATGACCTATAAGGCGGTGTAGCCTATGTCCGGCTGGATCAAGCTCCATCGTAAGACGCTAGACAATCCAGTCGTGTGCAAAGACAGCGATCATCTAGCGGTATGGAATTACTTACTACTTAGCGCTACTCATAAAGAATACCCGGCGATGTTCTCCGGTGAGAGAATTACACTCCAACCTGGGCAACTTATAACCGGTCGGAAGGTAATTGCGGATAAATTCAAAATATCCGAAAGTAAGGTTCAACGCATCCTAAAATCGTTCGAAAATGAACAGCAGATTGAACAACAAAACGGAAACAAAAACCGCTTAATAACGGTACTTGGCTGGCTTGAATATCAAGACGGTGAACAACAAGACGAACAGCTAGTGAACAACAAGCGAACAACAACTGAACAACAAGTGAACACAAACAAGAATGTAAAGAATTTAGAGAATGAAAAGAAAGAAAGAAAAGAACCTAATACCTTCTCCGCTTACACGTCGAATACCGAGCTTCTCTCCACCCTTAAATCTTTCGAAGAGTTTCGGAAGAAGATTAAGAAGCCATTGACTGACAAGGCGAAGGATCTACTTGCAGGGAGTCTGGACAAGCTGGCTAAAACTAAAACGGATGAAGAGAAGATCGCCATTTTAAACCAATCTATTTTAAACGGTTGGCAAGGCGTATTCGAACTAAAGAGAGGAGTGAACCTGAATGCAGTCAATGGGGGATATACTACGGGAGCTCAACCCCGGCGTGATCTTGGCTTCTGAGATAACCGGAAAACAAATCTGCGATGGATGCGGAAATGAAGTCATTATGATTCAGACGCCGATCCTTGGGGGACCGGACAAAGGAAAGATAATCTCCAGTAAGCGAGGTTGTATCTGCTGGGAGAACGAACAGGCGCGTTTGGCGAAGCAAGAGCAGCAGAAAGCGAAGGTGAAGCAGTACGTTGAGAAGTACAGCACCGTTAACCCTGATTTAGAGAACGCAACGTTTGAAAGCTACGATCCTTCGACGGGCAATCAGGTGGAGGCGTTGAAACTGTCGATGGAATACGTCCAGCAATTCAGCATGACGAATCCTAAAAATCTACTTTTCGCCGGTTTATACGGACTGGGCAAGTCACACCTATCCTATTCGATCTGTAAGGCGCTGAGAGAGAAGGGACTCGTCGCCGTATTCATCTCGGTACCAAAACTGCTGACTATCATCAGGAGCTCGTACAACAAATCCTCCAACGTTACAGAGGGAGACCTGCTAGACGTCCTGTCAAAAGTGGACTTTCTGGCGCTGGATGATATAGGCGCAGAACGTTCCAAGAGGGATGAGGATGGAGAAAGTTGGGCTGCTGAGAAGTTATTCGAGGTCATCGACGGCAGATCGGGGCGAAACACGATTTACACCACGAATCTAGCGTCAGAAGATTTAGAGAGAAAAGTTGGGGAGCGGAACTTCTCGCGAATGATGATGAACACCAAGCCATTCAAGTTTGAGGGCGTGGATTACCGGATTAACAATAAGCGATTCTAGGAGGTCCTAGTGTGAAAAAGCTGATTCGTTGGATTAAGTTCCAAATCTGCAAGTTCAGAGGTCACGATTGGACGACATACACAGTCAGCACGGGCTATTACAGCTACGATATTGAACAAGCGGGATACTGCGAGAGGTGCGGTTACGATACGCACGGTGACTATGATAATGGCGATTAGGAGATGAGAACTCATGATTACCTGTGTATTTTGCGAATGCACATTATGGCCGGGAGACAAGTACGAGGTTGACGAGGAAGGCGACACGATTTGCATCCCATGTTTCGATAGGGAATCGGATACTGGAGAATAATTTCAGACTGAGGGAGGACGAGAGTGCATGAGCAAAATGACCGGTAAAATCGCACAAAGCATTGGAGACATGACGAACGACGCAAAAACGATGGAAGAACTGTACACAATGCTGCATGAGATCGCCTACACTCTAGGCGGCATGGTGTGCCACTTTGACAAAGAAGAGCGATCAGGATTAATCATAGAACTCACTCAGTCCATGGGCATGGGATTACAACTTACTGCAAAGGCGATTGGTGAGCCGAGCGATATCGAAGTGATTGTTGGTCATAAGCCATGAAAGAGACAGAAGATTGCAAGTGTGGAGGGCATATCTTTTTAGACAGAATGTGCGAGTCTTGCTTAAAGGTTCTGGAAAAGGAGATCGAAGGGAAAATAGAGGCTCTAGAAGAGAAGGTATTTGATTTAGAGTCAACACTGGACGAGTTACATCACTACTTATACGTTGAACCATATAGCGAAAGGGCTGACCAAGGTTGAAGGATTCAGAAGATTATGAATTATACGAAACAAACTTTGAAGAATGGCTGAGGATCGGTAAAGAAGCTTTCGGATTCGACACAAATCATCCAGGGGAGATGGAATGAACATGGAAAAATACTACGAGGTAACATCAGCACACCAAATGCACACAGATTATTACAAGTGGTTGGAGAACAGAAAGGCGACTTGGGAGTTGGTACGAACATTCTTTGAGGAGCAGGGGATTGCGGCTCGGGATTACGCGGCAGAAAACGATGCTTTGCACATCGTTCCGACAGATGCAGATGCAGAAAAGTTCGGAGACTCGTTGAAAAATATTTTTAGCGATGGGTTGTGGAAATTCAAGGGGAACAGCAAAATCCATCGGGCGTGGAAGAAGTTCCTCAAAGAGAGAAAGTTCACGATTGCTGGTAAGCCGGCTCCTATCTTCTACTTTCGGGCAGGTGGTGGAAGATACAGAAGCAGACTTTTCGACCAAAACGGAAAACTGTATTGCTCTTTTGATCCGGCGCCTGAAACGGCTCCAGAAGGATTTATCGAGATGAAGGCCAGCGAGTTCCACAAGATCATCGAACAAGACGAAGTAGCATGATGGACCATCCTGGGGAGAGGGAGGAAGCGGCGTGATGGATGTAAATGCGATATATGTCATCGTTGATAAAGCGATGAAATACGACGAATTGGCGTTTTTGAATAAAACCAAAGAAGTGAGTTGCTCATTTTGCGGTAAGAGTCAATCCAGCGTAGAAAGAATGATTGCATCTAAAAGCGCTAATATTTGCAACGAGTGCGTGCTGGAGTGCTGCGAGATTTTGGCGGAGGGGGATCCAGAAGGAACGGAATTGGCCGAAGGCGAACGTTCGACCGAATAATCCCAACGAAGTGGGGGCCGAACCAAGTTTGAATAAGTGGAGTTTTCGGAGACTATACACGCGAGGGAATGGAGGTAGAGGTGGAGTGATTAAAAAAAACAAGCAACTGTTCTGCAGACACAAACAAACGAGTTGGTATAAAGATAAACCATCGACTTTTGCAGCATTGAACGGTGAACGAAGGTATCTCATTTGCGATAAGTGCGGAAAGAAAATAAGCAGCTACTTTGCGGAATACGAAGGAAACGGGTTCAAGTAATCGATACCAAGGAGGAATAAGCGTGATAACGGAGCAGCAGATAAGGGATATGGAGCCTGGGAGAGAGTTGGACGATGCTATACGTCTAATGCTAGGTTGGACGAAATTTCGAGAAAAGGAAGATGGAACATTCGCATGTTGGGTGACTCCTGAAGGAAAAAAGTGGACGTATCCAAGCAGTGGTAGCCTTCCCAGGTATTCCACCGACGTATCCGCAGCATGGGAAGTAGTGGAGAAGTTCAACATCGTGAACATTGAATTTGTTGAATGGTTTGTCGGCAATAAGTCGGTTCAATGCAAAATAATTGAATCTGTCGCACCAACGGAGGAAGAGATTACGACCGAAGCAACTGGGAAGACAGCGCCTGAAGCCATCTGCAAAGCCGCCCTAATCGCCCATTTGAGAGGAGAAGATACCCAATGAAAGAATCCGCAAAGAAAATGGCAACGGTGCAGTATATGAAGAAACGTAAGCCGATCAAGTCTCCTGAAGAGAGGCGCCGTGAAAACAATACGCTGGTCATCAAAAACATCTACAACGGTGGAGGGGATGGGTGCGCATAACATGCAGAAGCTAAACATAGTTGGTATCCCACCTACGCTCAACGAAGTAAAACGAATGCATTACATGATCCAGGCGAAGGAAAAGAAACGTTGGGAGCAGCTGGTCAGGATCGAGGTCAAGGTACAGAAGCTTCAGCCGATAGATAAGCCGGTCATCGTTACCTATCGATTCCATTTCAAGGACGAACGCAGACGAGACCCGGACGGATACGCATACAGCGCTAAAGCAATCCAAGACGGACTAGTGAAGAGTGGCATCCTCTCCGACGATAGCTTCCGCTACGTGAAAGAATTGCGGATCGCAGAGGGAGAGCGACGGAAAGTGGCAGGGATCACCATCGAAATGGAGGAAGTGGCATGAACCAAGAAGAGCTGCTAGAAGAACGCTCCCGTCTAAAAGCTAGACTCGACTGGTTAGGAGTCAGATCAACGGGGTATGAGCGAATCGAAAATAGGATTCTGCACATCGAGAAGCAACTAGGCGTAAATAAATCCATTCTGAGCGCCTACAACGTATCGTAGATCGATTTAAATAGTTTGATAGAGTAAATGTCTAAAGTGAAATTAAAATAGCTGTACAAGGCAGATAGGTGGTTTAAAATGGATTACTCAAAATGGCTAAAAGAGAATCGCAAAAGAATGAACTGGAGCAGGGAAACGTTAGCAGATCTATTAGGCGTTAGCAAGTTCACACTTCGAAATTGGGAAGATGGCATGACACGTCCTAACCAGTACGGACAAACAAGGTTGAAAATGGTGTTTGGTGAGTTGCCGGAGTAGACAGTTGATCCATATTGCGAAGGAGAGTGAGGGCGTGAGCGCTGAACTGATCGATAAAGTTTTGTCCGGGGAACAGGTCACAATCCACGATCAAAACACCTATGAAAAAATATGCAAGAAGCTTGACGATATTGGGGTTGATTACGTTAGCGGGGATATTGATCCGCTATACCCTGATGAACCGTACTACGTCGAATTGAATGGCAGAATATGAGGGCGCTGAGTCTATTCAGTGGAATCGGGGGCATAGACATCGCTTGTGAATGGGCCGGCATACACACGGCTGCATTCTGCGAATGGGCAGAGTTTCCGAGGAAGGTCTTGCGAAAACATTGGCCAGATACACCGATTTACGAAGATGTAAGGACATTGACCAAGGAAAGGTTGGTGACAGATGGAGTCATTGGCCCAGGAAGAACAATTGAGCTTATTCACGGGGGATACCCTTGCCAGCCTTTTAGTCTTGCCGGGAACAGAGAAGGCGCGAATGATGACCGCCACCTCTGGCCGCAAGTTGCTCGATTATTACAAGAGATCAGACCAAATTGGTTTGTTGGTGAGAACGTTGCTGGACACATCACTCTGGGTCTCGACGAAGTGCTATCTGAATTGGACGACATCGGCTACACCGCGCAACCATTTATTATTCCAGCTGCAGCTATCGGAGCAATGCACAGACGAGACAGGGTTTTCATTGTTGCCAACTCCGACCGCAAGCGACTACAGGGGGGGGAGAACTCCAGAAGAAGCGGAGAGATGCGGAAGAGGATCGAACAACAATTTTCGAGATTACATGCGACAAATACATGGTCAAACGTACCCGCCTCCGAATTTGGTAGAAAGGCTGATGGGATTTCCGGAAAGTTGGACCGTAGTGACAGAGTCCACGCACTTGGAAATGCAGTAATGCCGGCACAGATATACCCAATCATAGCCGCTATTAAAGAGATTCACAGAATGCAATGATGCGTAGTTCGACGAGCTGGCTAAACGATCCATATAGAGAAGGAGACGTGTAAAATGGAATACGACTACCAGTTAGTTGGCGGTAAACTAAAAGTGAAATTCGTAGAGAGCGACGGTTGGAACATCAAAGCTATACGGAGTGACAATGGCGAACTAGATACGTTCCCAATTAATTATTTCCGTAAGAATTTCAAGACAATTAAACAGTAGCTAGTGTCACAGTTCGACGATGACGCGAAGTATCTGAATGAATAGATCTTAACATCACGAAATGAGGTGAAGCACATGCAATTTGTACAGCCGATACGCGATCCAGAGAAGATTGAGCAGATGAAACAGCTGTTGCTGTCGAGATCAAAGCGCGACTGGTTCATCTTTGTATTTGGAATCAATACCGGCCTACGGATTGGAGACATATTACGACTCAAGGTGAAAGATGTACGGAACCGGACGCACATTAGCCTGATTGAAGGAAAGACGCGCAAGAAGAAGTGGGTACCGATCAATTCCGAATTGAAGCGAGTCATTGATGATTACACCAAGGGCATGAAGGCGGACGCTACTTTGTTCCCATCATACCGGACGAGAGGCGAGACGGGGATATGCCGGGTTCAAGCGTACCGAATATTGAATTGGGCTGCCGATCAATGCGGACTGGAGGAAATCGGCACTCATACATTGCGTAAAACGTTCGGGTATCATTTCTACCAGAAGACGAAAGATGTCGCAATGCTCCAAAACATTTTTAATCACGCTTACCCGTCACTTACGATGCGATACATTGGCATCAATCAAGACATGATCGACGAGGCAGTGAGCAATTTTGCATTATGAGAAGGTCTGAATATTAAGGGACATGGGAGGGGAAGGCTTGAAAGTCTTGGATATGTTCATATTTTCGATCTATTCAAACGGAAAGGGACAATTGAGGAAGATTGTTCGCTTCCTAGATGGTCCTGAAGGCGAAAGACGTGTGAAATATCAGATCGGATTTATAACCGATGAAGGAAAATGGTATTCATCGGGAACAACACTTGGTTGCTCGAAGAAACATTTTGCTAGATGGGCTAAATCGAAAGTAAAAGCTGGTCACATGTGTCGTCATGGAGCGGATTCAAGTATATGCAAAGACTGCCTATCGTCGAACGCAGTCTGAATATTGAGGAACTTGGAGGTGCAGGGTGGCAAAAACAGTCAGAGCTAAGGAAGCAACATACCTCGATCAAGAGACAAAGCGGACTTTTAAGGTATGGCATCCACAGGTTAAATTCGAGGGCCGTTGGTGTTATCTCCCGGATCAGGAGAGTCGTACTAAATTGCAGGAAGCAGAAGACGAGGTTACTGCAATTGAACAGGCCGTCCAGGCTGCTCGGAAGATCGAAGCGAACAAAACTAGGGTTGCAATATAGATATATTGCGACATAACCAAGGAGGGAGAAAGGTGCGAGATCCGCCGAAAATGTAGTCGGAATATTGCGACAAATACCGTGAAAACCGCGTGAAATCAAGGTTTTATACTACTCAATCGACGTTAAATGTGCTATAATAAAATTAACTATAAACTATCAATTATACGATGGGGTGGAAGCGTGAGTCAAATAGAATCTTTACAGGCGGAAATTTCGGAATTGATCAAAGAGCGCGACGAAAAAGAGGCGCGTCTGCAAACAACGTCCAGCACACCGGAAGCAAATGCGTTGCAAGACAATATCAGAGTGCTGAATAGCCAGATCGCATTTAAACAATCTGAGCTTGAAAACATCGCTGATGCAGAAGAAGCGGCAATAGTTGTTGCGGATACATTGGAGATCGAGGGCATTTTGCTTCGCGACTTATTCGTATCTCCGACACATTATGAATTCTTCCTGAGCTGGTGGAAGCAAACAGAAGGCGAGAAGGCAGCGGCGACAGCGGCACTCGAAGCAAGCTATAAATCGGAGATAGCCAGCCAAGAGGATGCCATTGCTGAGCTTGAAGGGTTCAGAGTGGAGGCGGATCGGCTAGGCGGACTATTGGCAGACATGACAGCCAAGCGCGATGCAGCTGGAGCAGAAATAATCGAGTTGAAGCAAGAGGTTGACCGCCTGACTGAAGATAACGAATCTCTCCGTAAGCAGTTGGAATCGAAGCCGTCCAGCGTTCCAACAAACATGACAGCGAACCTTGCGGATCTGGCGAAACAGATTCAAGCGGCCAAGCCTGGAATCTACAACAAACGCTGGAGAGACGAGAACCGCAAGACTCATTTCATTGCTACCCTTTCGGCGACTGGTGAAGAGATCGAGATTCCGTATCTGGAGATCGGCAAATACCGCGAAGAGTCGCAGGAAGAGGCCGAACGATTTCGTGCGGAACAGGCGCAGGCTGAACTGGCTAGGCTGGCTCAGGAGACTCATAACGTAGTCGTTCCTGATTTACAGTTTCCCGGCGAAGAAGGCGCAGCCAGTGGATTGGATGGCGACTCCTCTAATGCGCCGGTGGTGGGATCGCCAACACTCGAAGAAAGAGTCGAAGCTCTCGAAAAAAGAATGGCAACCATCGAGCGAGATTCATACAAAGTAGCCGTTTAACAGCAATTTTGAGGGGGAACCACAACAAGCTAAGTGGTTCCCTTTGATTTAACACCATTTAGCATAAGGAGGAATCCGGCATGGAAACTTACACATGGAGTACAGCATACGTAGACCTTTTGAAAGAGATCAACATTTTGGAGATGCGGCTGCGTGATTTAAAAACGGACTTGATCGGCGCAGAACGGGCATATCAGAGAAGCTTCGTGAAGATGACGGCGTCATACAGCGGGATGCCTTCTGGATCCGGTACGAACATTCAGGCGATGGATTACGCCGAGATGCTGCAAAATGAAATCATCATGATCGAGCACACGTTGGAACGGAAGAACGAAACAAAGCGCGAGATGGAACAGGAAATGGGAGATATGCAAAGTTTGGAACGTAGGATTGCTTTCAAACGGGACGTTGAACAAAAGTCCTTGCAGCAGATCGCGCTGGATCTAAACTTTTCGTACAGTTGGGTTAGCAAAATAAGCGCACGTACAGAACGCCTGAAAGTAAGCTAATAGTGCAATAACAGTGAAATCCGCGATGGACAAATCATGATATGATGGTTATGTGAAATTCATGCCGGATTATCACATACATGCGTGGTGGCGGAATAGGTAGACGCTAATGGCAGATAGATGCGGCCTAGTGGTTCGATTCCACGAGCGGATATTCACGGCGAAATAGCCGACTCCGCGACGCCGTACGTAAACAGGCAGACGAGTGGCTCATCATACAAGGTGCAAATCCTTGTCCACGCTGGCGCTTTAGCCGACGCCTTCCAACATATCGGCTTAAATAAACTTGCTTGTACTCAGAGAGGGAGCCTATACGGCTTCCTTTTCTGTTTGTGGGGATATAACGGGAGGTGAAGATGATGACCATACCAGTAAGCAAAACGCTAAGTGACGATGAAGTGAGGTTATTGTTGCAAGATGAAATCAAATGGGATTTTATCGGCAATGAGAGCGAGTTTGAATCCCACATACTGGAGCACATAGATGATTTGCTAGATGGCATGTCATTGCCTCCTAAGAGAGTTGTGTTGAGACAGAAGCAATTTAGATTTGATAATACTCAAATTATTATCGATCTGTTGGTACAACACACTGACAGGAGTATCACGATATTCGAAGTGAAGAAGAAAAGCGACAGAAACCCGCATACATCTCCATCTTTGCAAGTAGGTGCAATTGGACAACTGATGTTGTATAAAACAATCGTAGGCGGCATATACGATCCGAACGTGAGATTGGTGCTAATAGATAACAAGATACATTTTAGGACTTACCTGACGATCAAGACGAATAACTTGCCAATAGCTCTAGTTGAGTTTCAGAAGGATTTTGTTTTGGTGTCGCATATCCCAGATCAATGGAGGTGATGTCGATGGCTAAGGGGATTGCACCTGATGACCAAACAAAAGAGATGGTGAAAGCCCTGTTAGCCACCGGCAAGGCAAAGAATCAAGTGGCAAAAGAGGCGGGGCTGTCATGGGCTACTGTAGACAAGATAAGCAAGGAAGATCCCGACGACCTTGAGAGATTACGAGAACATAAAAGAAAAGAGTTCGTCAAGAAGCTATGGGAAAACATCGAAGACGCTATTGATCTTGGACACACGATGGTAATCGAGGCGAAGGCGAACAAACGAGAGATACCTTTGTCCCATATATCGACGTATGTAGGGACGCTATACGACAAACAAGCACTGATGACTGGCGGAAAGACAGCTGATATTGGCGTCCAGATCGTGGATGATATCAAATGACACGCCTATCATCGATTGTCGCTCCATCCTTTTTCGACGTTCACAAGGATATCAAACAAGGGCTGCATACTCACTATTGGCTATCAGGAGGACGTGGTAGTACAAAGTCATCTCTCGTATCCGTCGAGATCATCCTCGGCATCATGTCCGATCCACTAGCGAATGCTGTTGTACTCCGAAAGGTAAAGGATACACTCAATGAGTCGGTTAAGGATCAGCTTATTTGGGCGATAGAGTCGCTTGGGGTGTCTGACTATTGGGATATGCCCGAAACGAAGCTAGTCCTCACCTACAAGCCTACAGGGCAGGAGATACGCTTTAGGGGAGCTGACAAGCCGAAGAAGATCAAGTCGATGAAGTTTGCGAAGGGATACACGAAGTTTATTTGGTACGAGGAGCTAGACGAGTTCACCAGCATGGAAGAGATACGGATGATTAACCAATCTCTCATGCGGGGCGGTCCGAAGTTCATCGTGTTCTACACGTACAACCCTCCCAAGAGCGCGAACAACTGGGTTAACACGGAGAAGAAGCTTACTCGACCGGATAGGCTGGTGCATCACAGCACTTATCTGACGGTTCCAGCAGAGTGGTTAGGCCATCAATTCATGGTTGAGGCTAATCACCTCAAGGAGACGAAGCCTAACGCCTATGAGCATGAGTACCTGGGCATTGAAACAGGTACAGGCGGGGAAATCTTCGACAATGTGCAGATACGGAAAATCAGCGACGAGGAAATCGAGGACTTCTGGAACATTCGCCGCGGGCTTGACTATGGGTATGCGGTCGATCCGTTATCCTACAACGTCATGCACTACGACCGGAAACTAAAGCGGCTGTACATTTACCACGAGCTTTACAAAGTGGGCATGAGCAATTACCACTTGTTTGAACATATAAGCATGGAGAACGAGAAGAATGAGCAGATCATCGCAGATTCGGCAGAGCCCAAGAGTAACAATGAGCTGATGCAGTATGGTTTGCGAGTGAGGGGAGTTAAGAAGGGTCCTGACTCCATCGATTACGGCATACGCTTCTTGCAGAGCTTGGAGGCTATCATCATCGACGATATGCGTTGCCCGGAGACTGCGAGGGAATTCCTCACTTACGAGTACGAGAAGGACGCGAATGGCAACTGGAAGGCTGGTTATCCTGACAAGAACAATCACTCCATTGATGCGGTCAGATATGGCCTTAACGACGAGTGCATGATGTTCAAAAAAGAGCAGTCAGAAAAGGGCAAGCGTGATGATTTCGGATTGTCTCGCAAAAAAGAAACGCCGATTACAGGCGGCGTGATTGATCAGTCTTATGTCACCGGAGGATGGAACTAATGGAATATCTCGTAGGTGGTGTAGTCTTTGGGCTATGCCTATTCATACTGCCGTTGTGGGCTTACAGGCGAGGCCTGAAAGACGGTCTAGCGCTCAATCAAGGAAAAACTATAGAACCTATTGCGAACCCTGTACAAGCCGTTCAAAGCCACATACAGAGGTCACATGAAAGCAAGGAAACGAAAGCAGCTAACGCCCACATGATGGAGGGATTAGCGAACCTCATGGCCTATGACGGGACGCCGCAGAAAGAAGGTGAGACATGAAGGCGAACTATACAAAAACCTTGGAATGGCAGCAGTACCAGGACGGAATCGACTACAACAGTCGCATATCCCTGTACGACAACGTCAACAAGAACGAGAGATTCTATGGCGGCGATCAGTGGGCAGGGGTGAAGGCGAATGGTCTTCCTACACCGGTATTCAACATCTTCAAACGGATCATTGATTACTTTATTGCGGCGATCCTGAGCCAAGATGTGGCGATTCAGTTCACTCCGGAGACTGTCGGTGACGAACCGCAGAACGAGGATGAGGCGGACATCAAAAAGGCGTCTGAGTTGGTCACGCAATATAGTAACACTCTGAAAGAGAAGTTGAAGATGACGCAGCATCTCAGGCAATGGCTGTTGGACTCAGCTATCTCGGGTGATGGATGCTCTTATAGCTTTTGGGATCCGAGCATCGATACAGGCCAAAAGGCGAAGGGCGACATTAACATGGAGGATATCGACTCCGTGAACGTGATGTTCGGCAATCCAAACGACAAGCGAGTACAGACCCAGCCATATATCATCATCGCTTTCCGTGAGCTAGTGTCCAAGCTGCGCGAAGAGGCCGAGGCAAATGGTATTCCAGAGGATCAGGTGAAGCTCATATCGAGTGATGAAGAGACATTCTATCAATCCGGTGACCGGTCCAAAATCGAACTGGACAGCAAGGGGGACGGAACGGGCAAGGCAATCGCGCTGCTTAAACTCTGGAAGAAAAATGGCGTGGTATACGCCAAGAAATCCACCTGTTACACGGAGATTCGGCCCGAATGGAATACGAAGCTGGAACTGTACCCCGTAGCTTGGATGAACTGGGGAGAGCGCAAGAACAGTTATCACGGTCAGGCGCTTGGTACCGGACTCGTTCCGAACCAAATCTTCATCAACAAAATGTTCGCCATGGCGATGATGAGCCTCATGCATACGGCGTTTCCGAAGGCCATTTACAACAAGGGCATTATTCCAGGGTGGGACAACATGATCGGCGGGGCAATCGGTGTAGAAGCAGCTGACCCTTCAACGGATATCCGAACGGTGGCGACGTATCTCAATCCGGGTAATATGTCGGAGCAAGTGTTTAAGCTAATCGACCTTGCTATTCAGTACACGAAGGATATGTTGGGCGCCACGGATGCAGCGTTGGGTGACGTTAAGCCGGACAATACATCAGCTATCATAGCTGTTCAGCAGTCCTCAGCTATCCCGTTGGAAACGATCAAACAAAACCTTTACCAGTTTGTCGAGGATGTTGGCTATATCTGGCTGGACTTCATGGCTAACTACTACGGTAAGCGTAAAGTTGACATAGAAGTTCTTGGGAAACGGGTGGTGCAGGAGTTCGACTTCGCTACCCTCAAGAAGATGAAGTTTCGCATAAAGATTGATGTCGGTCCTTCTTCTTACTGGAGCCAAATCACAGCCATGCAGACGCTCGATAACCTGTTGAACAACGATCGTATCACCTTCATGCAATACCTGGACCGTCTACCGGCTGGCATCATTCCAAAATCGCAGGAGCTGATTGAGGAATTGAAGGCGCAGGACATGAAGCAGCAGTTCATATACGAGCAAATGGCGCGTTTCATGGAGTCGTTGCCGCCTGAGCAACAGATGGAGATTCAGCAGTTGCCGCCAGAGGAACAAGAGGCACGTCTCATGGAAATGATGATGATGCCTCCTGAACAGATGGCACAGCAACAAGCCGAGCAACAGGCGCAGCAGGAACAAATGATAATGCAACAGCAACAAGAGGCACAAGCTGCAGCTTCGCAAGAGCAAGCCAAGGCAGATCAAGCGTTCCAACAGCAAGCGGCATTAAAACAGTTGGACATTGAAGGGAAATTAGCCCTCGAAGGCATGAAACAGCAAACAGCAGGCGTTAGGTGAGAATCCTAGCGCCTATTCTATTTTCACTTTCGGCAATACAACAGCGGACCGCCGCTTAAAAATGTGGAGGTAATACCATGGAAAACATTGAAACAGCAGCACCTTCGGAAACAGTCGAAACACCCATAGCTGAACAGGCGGTAACTACGGAGAACGCCGCGCCGAGTGAGGAACATGTCGAGACGAAACCGGAGAAGACGTTCACCCAATCCGAACTGAATGAGATTGTCCAGAAACGATTGGATCGTGATCGTGAATCGGTAAGCAAGAAGGCGGCGCAGGAAGCTCGTGACGCCTACATTGCCGAGCAGAATTATGAGTGGCAGGGAAAGCCGATCAAGACGGAGGCTGAGTACAAACAGGCTCTCACGGAGAAGGCTCTCATCGAGAAGTATCAGGAACAAGGGTTGCCCGATGAGTTCGTGAATGAAATGGTGGAAAACAAGCGTTTCCGCCAAGAGTATGAGAACGATCGCAAGAAAACAGAATCCGAGCAGAAGCAACAAGCGGAATTCAAGGCGTTCCTCGACGCTTTTCCGGACATCAAACCGGACGAGATACCTCCGGGCGTGTGGGAAGAAGTAAACAAGGGAACGAGGCTTGTGGATGCCTATGCACGGCACGAAAACAAGCTGCTGAAGGACAAGCTTGCGGAGATTGAGCAAGGCAAGCAGATAGAGCAACAAAATGAACTGAATGCAGCCAGTTCGACTGGATCTGTTACGGGTCAAGGGGAAGGGAAGCCCGCCTTCTTTACTCGTGAGCAAGTAAAGGGTATGTCTCAATCAGAGACAAACAAGAACTGGGATGCAATACAGGCATCAATGAAGCAATGGACTTAAATAATAACTAGGAGTGATACACAATGGGAGCAACACCTAATTTTGTCCCTACAATATGGAGCACTAAAATCCTCCGTACTCTCGAAGATAACTTGGTCGCTAAAAAAATCTGTTCTCGGGAACATGAGGGAGAAATCAAAAAGGCCGGGGACACGGTTAAATTTAACGGTCTTTCGGATCCGACAATAAACAACTACAACGGAACGGTGAATTACGAAACGCTGAAAGATGCTGGCTTAGTGATGGTTATCGATCAGCAAAAGTATTTCGCGTTCAAAGTGGATGACATCGACAAGGCTCAAACCAATATCGACGAGAAGGGTAGCCAAGCTTCTCGTGCTGCTTACGGATTGAGAGAGGTTGCGGACACGTTCATCTTGAGCAAGTATGTGGATGCTCTGAATTTGGTATCCGGTACGATCACCACGGCCAACGTTCTCTCCAAAGTTGGCGCAGTTCGTCAGAAGCTGGCAGAGCGTAACGTTCCTGAGACGGATATGTTCATGGTCATTCCACCATGGCTGCAACTTAAAATCGAGCTTGCGGGCGTTAAGTTCCAAATCAACAACGGCATCAACGGCACTGGAGGCATGGCATGGGCAAAGGTAATGGGACTCGACATCTTCGTTACAAACCAGGTCATTAACACTGGAACGGTAGATACTCCGATTTCGCAATGCTTGGCCGGCGCGTACAACTCCATCGTATACGCCGATCAGATCGTTGAAACGGAACACCTACGCCTGGAAAGCCAGTTCGCTGACGCGGTTCGTGGTCTCCACGTATACGGCGGCAAGACGATCCGTCCTGACCTGTTGGTTAACGCTGCATTCACGTTCGGCGCTGAAACTGAAATCTAATACAAGGAGTGATAAGCAATGGCAGTAGCTGTACAAAACACAACAATGGTGCTCAACACCATTACAACCGTAACGCGTAACGCTGCAACATCCAGCACGATTGATCAAACGGAAGTGTTCACGATCACGCCAACGAAATCGGATGAGAAAGTGCTGATCTACATCGAAAACGTGGCGGCTGATCAAGGCACAGTCACTTATTCCATCGCAGCTGGTGGTTATTGGGCTGCTGGAGCTGCGTTGACCGGTTCCGTTGCACAAGGCGTAGGACGGGCTATTGTCCTGGAGGGTGCGAAGTACAAGGCTCAGGCCGGCACTATCGCCATCACATTTACTCCAGCGACTGGCAAACGTCTGCTGACGGACCATGCGCTTCGTGTATCGGTCATTCAAATGCCGTAGACAGATTAGGGCGGGGCGTCAATGCTCCGCTCTTTTTCTGTATTAAGGAGGATATATGGTCACATTCAGAGGAGAACCGAATCAACTTGTACGCCTGAATCCACCGATCGGATTGCTTAAATATGTGCGATTCGATGACAAAGGTGAGTACACCACTGAAAACGAGCGAGTCATTAAGCGATTCCATCACCATTTCGACAGTGTTCCGACGCCAGACAAAGCACCTACTCCTGATATGACGGATGATCTGGAGCAGACATTTGAAACAACGGAGCCAACAAAGCAATGGCGCTGCGATCAATGCGAATTTATATCGGACAATAAAGGTGTGCTACTGAAACATAAGAAGACAGAACACCCGAAGGAGTGAAGTTATGAGTCAACTGGAACAAATGGCTGCGCAAACCCTCCTCAATACCCATGGTATGAGCGGTGGAAAAGCAATCACAGGAACGACTAAGGTCGAGCCAGACGCTGGATATTACTTTTGCGCTATTCTAGCTACTGCAGCAGCGGTCGTGGCATCGCAGGAGGACGTAGAAGGAGCAATTAACCCTATACTCGGTCCTATTCCGGTCGGAGCTACAGTATACGGTAAATTCGCCTCTATCACGCTCACAAGCGGTACGGCAATCGGCTACTACGCCAAACTTTAGGCGGTGACATATGGTTACAGCTCAAGATGTATTCAGCATTACGATGGATCTGATCGACGAGCGGCTTGATACAGGTCTGCTAAGTGAATCGGATACCATTTCATATAAGGTGAAGACGCCGGGGCTCATTACTCTGCTGCAATCGGAGCTGATAAAGCAGGGTGATTTGTTCAACACATACGAGATATCGAATTATCCGATCCCGAATTTGCTCGGACACAACGGAGAGTTCGACATTCGAACATTCGAAGGAACTGAATTTACTCGAGAATGTGCCGGAAGCGTCAGGGCTTACTATTTCGAAGTGGATAAGCCTGCTACGGTCTATATCGAAGACTACAACGGAACCTGGAACACTCTTGCGACGATCAACGCCACGCCAACTACTATCGGTTACGCTGCGTATAAGGGCATTGTGACCCCCTCTATCGGGGCTACGCGATCGCGATTCAGATTCGGTGGAACTTACTACTATCGAACAGTTAACCGCGGACTATTTGGCGTTCCGTTGGCTTCAGTAGATGACGTTCCGGAGTATAAAGCTTGGATCAAGAAGACGATGCCGGCTGACTTCAAGAGTACGGATGAGGTAGTTAGCGAGAAGCCAACGACCTATTACGGACAGGCATCCGGATACAAATGGGAAGGTCGACGTGACCTCTACATGAGCTACGATTATCAGGGAAAACTCCGGATTGTGTATCGTCCAATACCCGCCGTAATCACGGCTATGACGGATGTCCTGCAAATTGACGATGTAACCGCTCGGACAGTTCTTCCTTATGGGGTAGCTGCTCATCTATTGCTTACCGAGAACTCCGATTCAGCTTCTTTCTTTAACCAACGGTACGAGGAATTGAAGTCCATCTCGAGTAAGCGGCAACCTGAACCGATTGAGAAAATCACAAATTTGTACGGGGGGTTTGAGTGATGGCCGTAATACCACGACAGCAACAGACGCCCCCGCAAACCATCGACCGGTTCCTTGGGTTGAACCAGGACACATCGGGCGACACTCAGCTGCAGTTAGGCGAGAGCCCGAATATGTACAACTTCCGGATTACAGAGAACTACAAACTGCGCAAACGTAACGGATACAGGCAGTTATTCGAAACGTTGGGGGCTGTTGATATACAAGGCATGTGGTACGGCTCTCTCGGGGGGACGTACCACTTTCTATTTGCGGCTAACGGGAACGTCTATAAGCATGATTTGGCGTTAGGCACAAATACAAGCGTGGGCACGTTAATCGATGCGCAGACTTACTTCTTTGCCTACGGCGGCAAGGTTTATATGCTCAACGGCCATGAGTATAAAAGCTGGGACGGAACAACTTTTGGAGATGTGGTGGGTTACATTCCACTGATTGCAACATCTACCCCCCCGACAGGTGGAGGAACGCCAAACGAAGGATTGAATGTACTGACAGGGAAGAAGCGTCAGACGTTTTCCGGAGACAATACAGCTACTCAATACCAAATAGCCGAAACAGATCTGACGAGCGTTGATGTGGTTAAGGTTGATGGAGTGGTCAAAACGGTAACAACTGATTACACTGTCAACCTTGTGACCGGAATTTTGACGTTCCTGGCAGCTCCTCCAACGGGCCAGGATAACGTAGATATCCAATGGACTAAGGGAGCCGGTCAGCGAGAAGAGGTCACAGGTCATAAATTCGCAATGTTCTTTGGAGGTCAGAACGACACCCGGGTATTCTTCTACGGAAACGGCTCAAACCGTTATGTCTACACGGGTCTAGCTAATGGCGTCCCGAGTGCGGAGTATATCCCTGCCCTCAATTATCGCGAAATCAGCTCTGACGAGTTCGCTGTAACGGATATCGTGAGGCAGTACGACCGGCAGATCATCTATACCAACGGTGGTGAAGCTTGGTACTCATATTATGATCCGATCACGCTAGAGTCGGGTGACGTAATTGCAGACTTTCCAACGTTCCCGCTGAACCAAGCGAAGGGAAATGTGGCTCCAGGTCAGTCCAGATTAATCAACAACAACCCGTTCACCATATTCAAAGGAGTTCAAGAGTGGGTCGCTACAAACGTTAGGGATGAGCGTAACGCTAACTATATATCTAAGCGTGTTCAGCCATCATTAAGCGCTCTCGACCTCTCTACGGCTCTTACAGTGGATTGGGAAAGGCGATGGGAGTACTGGATGGCGTTCGGAAATGTCGTTTATATCTATAACTACCGCTTGGATGTGTGGTACAAGTTCCAACTCAATGACAATGTTACGTGCTTTATGATTGCAGACGATCAATTATACTTCGGTACCGACTCCGGCAAGATAATGAAGTTTGAATCTGGACTGAAGACGGACAACGAGACGGCCATAAGCTCCTATTGGGAGATGGGATTCTTCGATTTCGAAGCAGAATGGCTGCAAAAATTTCTTAATGAGATGTGGATTTCACTGAAGCCGGAGTATCGATCAAGCCTAGATATCACATTTCAAACGGATCGGGTAGCACTGGCTAAAGATTTTACGGCGGTTTACAACATGTCCGTATTCGACGATACCGACTTTGGTGATTATAGCTTTCTAGTCAACTACAATCCACAGCCGTTCAGGTTCAAAATAAAGGCGAAAAAGTTCGTTTACTTCAAGCTGATTTTATCCAACGAAGAGATAAACGACACGTTAACCATACTTTCTATCAATCTCGCTGCCCGTTATGGCAGCAAGTCGAGGTGATATCATGTCATTGCCGAATTTAAATGATGATTTGAACATCATACAGGGGCTTGGAGACAGGCCCAACGCATTAGACGGGCTTTCGGCTGCTGAATTGAAGCAAAAGTTCGACCAATCCGGAAATACAATCAAGACGTTCATCAACGATGTTCTGCTGCCGGCACTAGCACTTACTGCAGATGATAACAGCGGCGCCGACAACATTGGTGCAACAGCAATAACGGACCTGGACGGAACAACGGTTCAGGCATTGATTGAATCTATCCGGAACAAGCTTAGAGGCACTACAACATCTTCTAGCGGTGCGGATTTTGTGGGAGCCACTACTATCGGAGGATTGGCAGGTAACACCGTACAGGCACTATTAGAGTCGCTGAAGACGTATGTCGATAACTTGGATGTCGAGATCGGAGAGGGATTCGTATCCAAAACAGAATTGACCGATACTCGCAAACTCGATCCATCAGCGAACTTCACCGGCTCATGGTTCGGCATCTCTAATCCGGCTTATGCGGACCCGGGAATCGCTGGTGTAGTCGCTGATCATACTGCACAGTTGGCGGAAACTGAGCAGCAGATCCAAATTACAAACGGAAACATTGACTTTTATAATTTGTCTCAACAAAAATCAAGTCGTATGATTCCACTGACATTCAACTCGGACACAAACCACTTCAACACTTATGAAGGCAGCAAGGCTTGCAATGGTATACCGACAGCTAATAGCTCCGGTACAAGCGGTTGGGTGATGACGCTGGCTAATATTATTTCGAATCGCATCATTTTCAATATGCCGATTGGAGTCATAATCGGGGATAGTATATCGGAGGGTCATCCTGCTTTGCATGGTCGGCTGGATGCACCCGGATACGATCCGAACTTGCCAAACTCTCCGGGGCAAATATCGTATCATATCGAGCAGCATACCAAACTGAAAATATACAATCACGGCATAGGCGGGCAACGTTTTGACCAAGTTCGCACGCGTTGGGGACGTGATGTTCTGGCCGAAACGGTAGGATCGTTAAGCCCGACGAATACACTTCCTAAAAGGCCGCATTTCGTCATACTGGTATGCGGGATCAACGATGTTTTCGCTGGACGAACTCCTTCAGCCATTATTGCAGATGCAGATTACCTAATTAACAATGCTCTCGAAAACAACATCTATCCTATCGTGTTTACGATCGGACCGCACTCTTCCATGGATGCTCCTAAACTCGCGGTAGTAAAGCAGTATAACGCGTGGCTGTTAGATAAGGCCTCGAAAACGCCTAACATGGCAGTCTTTGATTTTTACGCATATGCCAACGATCCGGCCAATGATGGTAAGCCACGCAGTGGCATATTTGCGGACGCTGTGCATCCGAATAAACGGACATATGAGGACTTGGCACGTAAGATCATTCAAGAGGCATTCACGCAAAACAAGCCGCCAGTCGTTCCGAAGTACATTAACATCTCTACGGCAATGGATTTTACTCTACCAATCGTTGGTGGAAATAGACCAACCGCTGTGTTGCTATACATCAACGGGAAGCCAAGTAAGTACGTCGAATTGCTCAATGATCCCAATCAGGTAATTGTCATTCCGCCTGTAAAAGAATTCATTGAAACAATAGCTATAGAGCCGCAAATCATCGAGACGCCGTATGAACTTCCAGCAAACACCATGACTTATAGTTATATCTCAGAGGTATACCTATCGGACACAAACTTGTATCCGGGTAACGAGATCGATAAGGAGAGCGTCATCCGGGAGTTACCGAGCGCCAATGCCATATCACGTTTCTACCCTGCTAGACCGGACGGCACCACGGCGGGGCTTATGACGTTTGTGAGTACCGCTGATGCAGTCAACTGTTCCGGCATCTTCTGCTTGGCTACAGCAGATGACAAAGGTTATATCGTGACAAAGGGACTCGCTATCGCTAGGACATCCGCTGCAACTTATGCGGCTGACTTGCTTGTAACATCAACAGGGGGAAGATTAGCGCGTAACGTCAGCCCGACAGCTGGAACAGTGGTGGCCAAAGTCATTAAACCGGCTGCGGAATATTGTCTCGTCGATGTTAGATGAACATACGGACCATACTGAGACATAAAGGAGAATATATGAAAAAACTCATACCATATCTAATTATCGCCCTCATACTCATGGGGGCGTCTTTGTTGTCGGAGGAAGATAAGCAAATATCCATGGTGCAAAACTCCTCAAAATCAGTCGTATCCATTTTACAGGGCTTGTCCATAGGGACAGGCTTTTTTGTTGCTGAGAATTACATTCTGACTGCTTACCATGTGGTTGATGAAGGGGATGAAACGCATGTCAAAAGCGACCGTGGAGGCACGTTTTACGACATTGTAGCGGTTGATAAAAAGTTTGATTTAGCGCTTATCAAAACGGATGAGTACATGATTGGAAAGCCTCTTAAATTCGCTGATTCAGTCACATCCGGTCAAGATGCGTATACGATCGGATTCCCAAGATTCCTCGACAAGATGGTGGTCAAAGGACTTGTATCGCACGTTTACGACAACGATAAAATGCGCGGAACGATCTTCGATATCCACGGATATGAGGGTGGCAGCGGATCCCCACTACTTAATTCCAAAGGTGAGGTAATCGGTTTGCTCAAGGGGCTTCACAAGTCGGATACGAGCTTCATCACCTCTGTCCACATCAAGGATATAAAGTCATTCCTAGCACGAAACGGTATCCAATGAGGTGGATGTTGTATCACTATCATCGAATCATGAAGAAGCTGTATCAAAGAGAAGGGGCATGGCAAACGCGGTCCTTTTATTATCATCGCTACATGATGAAACGTTACGAAAGGAGCTCAAAGGATGGCAACCACTAACTACGGCGGTAAAGGTAATCCGCTGAATGAGATCCTATACAGCAAAGACCAGTACGATGCCGGGAACAAAGAATGGGCCAAACAGAACGCGCAGAAATACTATGCTCAACTCGATGCGAATGAGGCCGCTACAGTCAAAGGTCTCGACGCTCAGGGATTGCGTGATTACATTGCAAGTAAGAACGCTCCAGCACAGCAGGCGCCAACGACCCAAGCTATTGCTGCTCCTGCACAACAGTCCTCACAAAGCTATATAGACGCTCTCAACGAGGCGAGGAAGCAGCAGACGCTTGCACAACTCGGGAAGAGTAGAGACGCCGCGCTTTCCAATATCAACGCAGAGAAAGCAACCATACAGCCGAGGTACTACGATGCACGTAACCAAACAGCGGCAAGCAGTCAACAGAACGCACGTAATTTCGCTGAGTATATGGCAGCTAGAGGCGGCACGGCATCGGGGGCTAATGCCCAAGCTGAGTTAACTCGTGGAATGGCTCTACAGGGCAATCTAGGCTCTCTACGTAGGCAGGAAACAGCGGCGTTTGATGATATCGGACGTAGAACAACGGACCTGGAGAATGCCTATCAATCAGACATTGCTTCAGCTTATGCCGGCATAGAGGCCGATCGGATGCAAGCAATGCTGAATGATTATTATCAGCAGCAGCAACGTGAGCTTCAGATTGCCCAACTTACTGGCATCCTGAATGGTCAAAAGACTCTTGATGGTCAACAGTTCGATTGGGGCAAGGCAGTCGATACCGCGGGGCTAACTGGTTACTTTAACGGGACGCCGACTGCTAGCATGCAGAATCAATTGTTCAACCAAAACTTGTCTACTCAGCAGTTTAACGAAGGGGTTAGACAGTTTGATCAGAACTTTAATAGATCTGTGTTCGAAAATGATCGAGAGTATGATTTGGCCAAGCAGAAATTTGAAGAAGATATGCGGCAGTTTGGTGTGAATACGGCCCTACAACGTGCTTCTCAAGCCGTTAGTGCTGCCCGAGAAAGCAGATTGTCTTCAGGCGGCGGAAGTAGCGGTTCAAGTAGTTCATCTAACACATATACAGGCGGCGTAGTATCCGACCTCACGAGACCGCGAACTGCCTCAACTATGGAGACATGGTTAATAAACAACATTCCGGGAGGTAATAACGTTGCTGGTCCGCCTCCTCCAAACCAAATAGCATGGATAGAAACACAAATTCTCAATAATCCGAACCTGTCTGATGCTGACATAACAAAATTATTCAATCGTTTCGGGATACCGCTTCCCGAATAGGAGGGGTATCCATGGGCAAGTTTGATGAACGAAGAAAACAACTCGGCATTGCGGTAACCGAAAGGCCATCCAGCAAAACAAACTCGTCCTCTATTCAATCGGGTGGAGGATCTAGGTTTGACCGTAGACGTCAGGAGATTGCAACACAGCGTGAGGAAGAAAGACAAGCGTCAATTAAAAGGTCAGAGGAGCGCCAACAACCTAAACGCGAATTAAGTGCCATGGAACTACAAGTCATGCGTGATACACTGTCCGGCCCGTCATTCTCTCGGGAAAAAGTAACGCCACAAGCAACATCATTGCCTTCTCCTGATAATATGTTAAAGCAACAATACGATCGTTTCCAACCAACGCCAGAGTTTGAACCGGTCAAAGCGTCACCGTTAGCTAAGATGCTGGGATTGGATAAGAAGCCACTTATCGGACCATCTTTGACGAATATCGCTGAAATGGTTACAACTGATCCTATCCTGCGCGGCGTCTCCCGGGGCGCTGCTTTTGGATTAGGGGATAGTGTAATGCCGCAGCGGACAGGAAAGAAACCACTATCCGAAAATATAAGTGAATTCGCGGGCATGTTGTTCCCTGGCGCTGCGGCTGAACGGGTAGCGACAACGGCATTGAAACCGGTCATCGGCAATTTGCCTAGGTTGGGACAATATGTTGCTCGAGGCATTGGGGCGGAAGCATTGCATGGAACGGCAGAAGAAGCAGCTCAAGAGTTTGGCGGATTGAATAATCAAACACTTGGTCAGCGTGCACTTGATGTAGGTATCCAATCCGCCGCCGGCGGTGCTTTAGGTGCTGCGGCTGACCTTGTGCCTAAGTTATTCCGTGGATTGTCTCAAAAAGCGAATGATGGAATGTCACAAGGTTCTGTTCGCGGTGCAGAAACACAGACGGCGCAAATGGAACGAATACCTGATACCCCAGCACCTATTGAACGTCCGAAAGAAGCCTGGTTCACTCGGTTATTCGGCAACCGTGGAGTCGGGATCCGCGCAGGAGCAAATGACGGACGTGAGTTAATTGACACTCAAATCACAAGCAATCCGCGCGAACCTTTAGCGCTTATGGAACAGGCTCGAGAACTAGCGGAAAGGACTAATCAGGACTTTGTTGATCGGTTCGCTCCATTCCGCAAAATAAACGAACAAACGTATGATGCAGCTATGGATTCAACACGCTCCAACAACCTGGCTAACATCACGATAAAGGATAAATTCGTAGACCTTGAAGGGAATGTAATAGGCAACTCTCTAGGTGATGTGTATTCCGCAGTGCCGCGGGGACAGAAACACATTGCTGATAGGTATTTGGTGGCGAGAGACGCTATAGATCGTATGGACCGACAAATACAGGTTTACGGAAAAGAGAAGTGGTTCCCGCAAACATCGCAAGATGCAGCGGCTCTTGCTACGAAATTGGAGCAACAATACCCATGGCTCAAGCAATTCGGGGACGAGTGGAACAAATTTAACCGTAATCGGCAGGATTTATGGGTGCAGAGCGGCATTGCTTCTCAAGACATGGTTAATCGTCTGCGCGTTTCTAACCCGAACTATACGCCAATGTTCCGGCAACAGCCGCGGCGCGGGTTAGGTGGCCAGTTAGCTATAAATACCGGTAAATCGGGATTCAGCGGACAGAAAGCGCCGGTTAAACGTGCGGTAGGCAGCGGAAGGAAGATTATTGACCCAGCGCAGGGCATGATTGAAACAACAGCATCATCCTACAACGCTATGCTGCGAAATCGAGCCATGCAAGAACTGTACAAGGCATTGCAAGCAAATCCCGATCGGTATAAAGGCGTCATGGAGATCGTAGAAGAGACTGCAGACGCACGCCAGTCCACGCTTAAAAAGATCAATGAAGCGCTAAACGATGGCGGCCCCGATAGTTTGGCGAATCTCTTGAATGATGAAGTGAATCAGCTTTGGAAAAAGGCAAAGCAATCCGGCAACACTACTGACAATATCGTGACTGTCATGCTTGAAGGAAATCCTGTCAAGATGCGAGTCATGGACCCTTCATTATTGAAGGCAATCGATGGTATTAATCCGGTCCAATTGGATGGATTCATGAAACTGGCGGACATTATGTCACGCGGTATTAAGCAATCAGCAACAGGGCTACTCGCTCCACTTCAAGGCGCTCGCTTGGCGTTGCGTGACCTTCCTGTAGCCGCGGCACAATCCAAGGATAAAGTTCGTTTCCTCGGTGATCTGTCACATGCTTTTGTGAGTCAAATTGCGGATTGGCTACCTAACTTCATCCCCGGATCACAACGCCTGGGAAAACTGGCCCGTGATTACTACCGTGCCGGAGGTGGATACGAAGCGTATCTAAAAGGGGATAGTAGAGTTAGGTCCACTGCATCAGATATCGTTAACCACCCTTACCTTTCGGGTAAAAATGTATGGAAGCAAGCTAAACGGTTTAATCCGCTACGTGTTCTTAAGGGATTCGGTGACATGACGGAGAATTTACCGCGGATCGCTGCATACTCTGCTGAAATGCGTAGAGCAGGATGGAATCGTTCACCGGAGAACGTCAGACGCGCATTGGACGCAGGTCGAGAGGCAACGGTTAACTGGTCGCGTAGAGGTTCTAAGTCTCCAGGAATTGAAGCGGTGGCGCCTTATACGAACGCAGCTGTTCAAGGTACTTACAGGTTCATTAAGCGTATTAAAGAACAGCCTGCCTCTGCTGCAGCGTTAATCGCATCAACCGCAGCAGCTAAGATATGGGCCTACGAAAAATACAAAGATGACCCGGATTACCAAGTTCGTAGTAAATTCGATAAGGGAATTCCGTACTCCAAGACGGAAGACGGGAAGTTTAAATCCATCCCAGTGGAGCCAACAGAGGCGTTTATTGCCGATCAAATCCTAAACTTCTATAAATGGGCGATGGATCAAGAAGAATTGCCGAACGCTAAGGAATCCATCCAAAGCGGCATTGAGGCTTTCGCTCCTTCTATTATATCCGGTCCTGCTGGTGCATTCACAAGCGAAGGACAGCCTATTAACTTCGGCAGAGAGACAGCGGCTAAAACTTTTGGGGGAACTGTTCTCGACCCACTCATTGCGGCCGGCACAGGTAAAAACTATTTCGGTGGCGATATTGTACCGCGGGAATACCAAGACGACCCGACTATTCTTCAGTATAATGAAACAACGAGCGCCCCGGGCCGTTGGGCCGCGGAGAACCTTGGTATTGATGCGTTTACCTTCGATTATCTCTCTCAAAAGTTCGGCGGTGACATCGCAAAGATTGGATTGCCGCTGACATCTGAAGTTGGAAGAGGGGATATAGAGGGCAATCTCATAGACCAAGTTAACTCCAGGCTTAAGCTGCTTGAAGATCCGGTCATGCGTAATACCATATCCGATGATTACTACAAGGCGTTGGAGAAAGTATCTGACGCTAAAGCAATCAGTGATAAGCGCGACACACCATTGCCAAACTGGTACCAAACGGCTTATGATGAAGTAACGAGCATGAAAAAGAACAGTTTGAACAAGGCCATTTCGGACTTTAACGCCATGAAGAAAGAAATCACCCGGGATACGACGCTTTCCGCGAAGGAACGTGCCGACCAACTCCGAGATGTGCAACGTAATATCAATATGCTGCGTATTCAGGGGATTAAACGTCTGGAAGAGTTGGGCGTTCCTCAATAGGAGGCGTTGAAGTGGATTGGTTTTGGTGGTCATTGTATATTCTAGGTGCTATATTCTGTATTGGTTGCGTGGTACAGATAATTAACAAGAATAGGAAAGCCAAACGAGAATTTCAAGAATGGTTATTGCCGGCTTTCTTATCCTTTGGTGCTGTTTGTTTAATTTTCATTGCTATAGATAACTTTCCAGTTGTATAATCTGAGAGAGCCGTGGGAAAGCATCCCCGGCTTTTTCTATTGGAGCTGATGCCTCTTGATTGAGTTCCACGAAGATGAATACATGCAATGCAGCGTGAGCGATAAGGCCTATAACCTTGTCGCTCTTTTATTTGGCAAACAGACGGCAGAGAAGCTGCTATACACCGGTGATCGCTATGTTGGCTTTAATCGATTGGATGCTACACGGGGTCGAACTACTCCTGAAGAACGGTCTGACACTTACGACGATAGTGGGCCTTTTGATATTTGGAATACGTCAGACGTTGAAGAATCGGAGGCTGCTGCGCCGGCTGAGGAAGTATCTGCCCTGGATCGCGTCGGATGATGAATCGGAAGTAAAGGCGTATGTGACCAATCAACAAATCATCATACACAACCTTAAACGACTTATGGAAAGGGAGGGAATGGAATGGCGTGCGAACATTACCGAAGAAAAGCAGCTCAGTTTAGCAGAGAAAAACAGCTTGTCGTTGCCGTCGCGCTCAGTAACGTCTACTACTGCATGGAGTGCAAGCAAATCCACAAGATCGAGGAGGATAAAGCTAATGAACAAATTTAAATCTCGCAAGTTTTGGATGGCAGTTATCACAGGGCTTCTGATCATCCTCAATGATGGCCTAGACCTCGGAATAGATCAGGACACCGTTCTCGCCTTTGCCGGTATTATGGCCACGTTCATCCTGGGCGAGGCTGGTGTGGATGCAGTGCGCTCGAAGAAAGCCGCAAAAGCGGAGGAAGATGGCTCAGACTTCAGCCACTAGGAGGATACTATGGATATCAAACAAACTCCGGTCACCAGTTTTCATGGTCGAGAAGGCCGTAAGCCCATTATAATTGTAAACCACATCAGCGCCGGCTCAATGGGCAGCATGTACAACACCTTCAAGAATCCCGCAAACCGCGCATCATCGCATTTTGGCATCAGCAGAAAAGGGGAAATCGTTCAATATGTTCCTATTCAACAAGCGGCTTGGACGCAAGGCAAGATACAAAGTTCGGCAACGCGTCCTATCGCTCCAATTATCCGCCAGCATATGGGCAATCCTAATTTATATGCAGTCTCAATCGAACACGAAGGATACGCAGGAAACGGCATACAAGGCGATCTAACGGAGGAGCAGTTCTGGGCGTCGTGTTGGCTCCACAAATACATTCAGAGCGAAGTGGAGCGACTCTACAACCACCGTATCGAGCTAAACAGTCATCATGTAATCGGTCATTATCAGATCGATGCAGTAGGCAAGCCTGTTTGTCCGGGACTCCTGTTCCCGTGGGCTAACCTCTACTCCGAGCTGATATACGCCAGCGGTATGACATTAGTGGAGTATGGTGAGCAGATTTCCTATAAGACCTCTATCGGGGCGAATAAGGTGACTGCTTTCGCATTCGCAGCGAGGATAGCTGATCTAAAAGCCAAACTGACACACACCGTATATGGACCGGAAGCGCGGCGCAAAATCATGTTGCTGCTGCCGATCATGGAGGAACTATCCTTTTCAGCGTACTTTAATGAAGAAACAGCTGAGAACATAGCCGCTCGTATCGATCAAGTGTACAACAACGCCAATACGGAACGCTGGGAGAAGGAAGGCGTGAGAAAGCTATTGGTCGGCGCGAACTACGCGAAGCAATTGGGGCTGCTATAGAGAGCCCCTTTTTATTTTGCTTTGAATATAGTCATATGACTAAATGAGTGGTATAATTTAGGAAAGGAGTGACGATATGATACGAAACAAAACAATTAAATTCAACATGGATAAACAAGAAGATCGGGAATTGTGGGAATACCTCAGTTCACTCCCACACGGCACATTTAGCGATCTAACGAAATCATTCTGGCGATCACAAATTAAATTAGATCGGCTTGATGAATACGAGAAAAATAATTCGATGGTCGAACGAATGATGGAAGTAGCGAATAAATACAAGGAGGAGCGCAAATGA